ATTTCGTGCCAACGCACCGAACGCGCGCGGAGCCGCGTCCGAGTGCAGCGCACTCGGAGCGGAGTTCGGCAGGGAGGGAGGGGCGCTTAGACGTTCAGCGCGGGATTGGAAACCAGCGCTTTCACCGTAGCGCCGCCGCCGGGATCGCCGGTGAAGTCGCCTTCGTACTGCGCACGAAAGATCGTGCCCGGCGCAAGCAGCCACGGCACGGGAGGCTGCCACGCGATCACGACCGGCAGCGGTGTGGAGGGAAACGCGGTGGAGCCGAAGAACTGGTTGGTGTCCTGCAAGCGCACGAGGTCGGTCGCGTCGCGGCCTTGCCACGAGAGCTGCGCGCGCAGCCAGCCGCTTACCCAGTCCGCGGCCGACTCAAGCTCGACTGTGAGCGAGTGGAGCCAGCACGGCTCGGTGATGGTCACGATGGCGCTTCCCAGGGTGCCGTTCCACGTCATGGCGGTGTAGGCGCCGGACACGCTCTGTAGATTGCCCGCGAGATAGTGCTGCCCGACGTCGACGGTTGGCAGCACCGGGTCGCCGAACTTGTCCGGCTGTTTTCCCGTGACGCGGAGCCAGAACTGCTCGGAGAGCGCGAGCGGCGCCTTGTGCACAAAAAAGATGTCATGAACCTGTTGCCCCGCCACGGCTGGGACACGCTCAAGGATCATCCCGCCTGGCGGGTGGCGCTGGACACCGAAGTCGGGTTCGACCCCACGGAAAAGGACGCCACCATCCGCTGCAACCTCTTCGGCGGGTGGCCGATGACTGCGGTGCCGGGCAAGTGCAGCGCGCTGCTGTCGCTGCTCGAATACTTGTGCTCGAACGAAGACAACCGCGAGCCCGTGTATCAGTGGATCCTGCGCTGGCTCGCCTATCCGCTGCAGCACCCCGGCGCGAAGATGCACAGCGCCATCGTCGTGCACGGCCCCCAGGGCACCGGCAAAAGCCGCTTCTTCGAGGCTTATGGACGCATCTACGGCCCCTACTTCAGCGTCATCGGCCAGGATGCCCTCGAAGACAAATTCAACAGCGACTGGGCCGAAAAGAAACTGTTCGTCATCGGCGACGAGATCCTCGCTCGCCAGGACATGTTCCACACCAAGAACCGGCTCAAGGGCTTCATCACCAGCGACTCGATCCGCGTCAACCCCAAGAACGTCGCCGCCCACACCGAAAAAAACCAGATGAACATCGTTTTCCTGAGCAACGAGCGCATGCCGCTGGTTTTGGAAAATGACGACCGGCGCCACTGCGTGATCTGGGTGCCGCCCAAGCTGCCCGACGACTACTTCGCCGCCGTCAACGAAGAAATGGAAAACGGCGGCATCCTCGCCCTTTACCACTACCTCCTCAACCTGCCGCTGGGCGACTTCAAGCCCTGGACCAAGCCCCCCATGACCCGCGCCAAGGCCGACCTGGTCGAGATGGGGCGCAGCAGCGAGGAACGCTTCCTGGCGGAATGGCAACGCTGGGAACTCGAATCCCCCGCCGGCGACATCCTGCCGTTTTGCCCCTGCCTTGGCAGCCAGCTTTACCGCGCCTACGAAGCCTGGTGCGAACGCCACGGCGAACGCCGGCGCGGCATGAAGGACCTCATCAGCCTGGCCGGCAAGCAACCCGGCTGGCGCGCCGGGGAATCCATCGGCACCTGGGTCACCATGCACGACCGCACCACCAAAAACCGCAAGCTCATCGTGCCCGCCGAATTCGCCGTAGACCTGGCATGGAAGGAACACCGCCGCGGCGAACACCCGCCCGCATGGCACCGGGACGCCTTCAGCAGCACCAAGGAATGGCTCACCGCCTGCCACTTCGCCTTCGAACAGGCCATGGGGCTGGCGTCATGACCCAAAAAACCACGCCAACCACGCCACCAACCACGGCACAAACCACGCCACAAACCCGCATGGATGCTAGAAACCACGCCAACCACGCCAAGACCCCTCGCGTACATGTGCGCGCATGCGCGAACACGCACGCAAATTCACATCACGCATCCCTCGCGCGTATGTGTGTATGCCGTGGTTGGCGTGGTTTAAGTGATATCAATGATTTAGAGCATTTCAGGCGTGGTTTCTGGCGTGGTTTTTTGGCTTGCTGCCGTGGTTTACATACGAAAGGAACGCAATGAACCCCGACCCTACTGGTTTTGATGAGTTCCACGACTGCGCTTCCTTATGCCAAACGGGCGGCCTCATCCCATGGGGCATCTCCAACGAATATCTGATGGCGGTGGGCGATGACTACGAAGGCGTCGCACCCCTGGACGCGCCGGACTGGATTCCCGGCGGCGGGTGCGACAGATCCGAGGACTGGCTGGGCGAATCCGTCTGTCAGTACATCATTGCCCGCAATGCTTGACCTAAACCGCGTCCGCGCCGACTTCGCCGACTTCCTGGCGGACCATTCCGGCCGCCGGCACAGCTTGGACGCCGCCCTCATGCACGTGGTGGAGCAGGCATACCAGCAAGGCCTGGCCGACGCCCTGGTGGTGCCCGTGGCGGTCTCCGCGCCCATCAGCGACCTGGACTTCCGGGTGGCGGCATGACCCGCGTCACCCAGGCCGAATTCGCCCGCATGGCCGGCGTAAACCGCTCCACCGTCCACCGCTGGCTCCAGAACGGCCGCATCGAAGCCGACGCCCACGGCCTCATCGACCCGGACGCGGCGGCCAGGATGCGCGACGCCACGGAAAGCCCCATGCCGCACCACCAGGCGCGCAAGGCGCAGTTCGACGAGGCGCGGGAGGGTATTGGCCAGGGTGGCGCGGAGAAAACGCAACAGGCGGGCCAGGAAGCGCAACAGCCCGCAACGCCCGAGCCCATGCCCGCCATGGAAAAGCTTGGCGCCGCCCTCAAGCTGGAAACCTACAAGCTGCAAAAGGCCAAGGCCGAGACCGCCAACATGGAGCTGGACAAGCTCGCCGGCGCCCTGGTCGAGCGCGCCGAGGTGGATTTCGTCCTGGCCGACTTCGGCAACACCCTGCGCGGCCTGCTCGAAGGCCTGCCCGACCGCATCACCCACGAGTGCATGCGCATCCGCGACGCCGCCGACATGCACAAATACCTCGCCGACACCTTCGCCGACACCCTGACGGAGATGGCGGAGCACATGAAACGGAAGATGGAGGAGACGCAGTGATACGTAACAGAAAGCTTAAGCCGAGAACGCATACGAAGCCGGAGTGAATAGGCTGTAAGCGATTGTTGAATATTTATTGGAGATCGTATGCCGCTAAAACGTGAAACAGCAATTTCTAACTCTGTCAGACAGTTACTTGATCTGAGAGCGGACCAGTATCCAACGCTCGTTAGCCTTGAACCATTTGCGCCGCAGATTGCAGAGATAAATATAGCAAGCTCAGAGCGTGCTTATGGAATAGGGCCTAAAAGGTTATCAATGATTTTTGATTGGTTGAATGATCTTGGATACATGGCGCCAAACTCAAATTCGGTGATGACCCGTGTCGCCTAACATGCCACACGCGACATGACCGTCCCCGCCCGCCGCTCCCGCACCCCCATCCCGCACGCCCGGCGTCACTTCTACGCCCTGCTCGCGCGCTCGGTGCGGCCGCGCCCCCTGACCACCGTCTCCGCCTGGTCGGACAAATACCGCATCCTCACCTCCAAGGGCTCCGGCGAGCCGGGCCAGTGGCGCACCGACCGCACGCCCTACCTGCGCGAGATCCTGGATAGCCTGTCGGTCAACTCCCCCGCCCAGCGCATCGTCCTCATGTTCGCTGCCCAGCTCGGCAAGACGGAAGTCGGCCTCAACTGGATCGGCTACGTCATGCAGCACGCGCCCGGCCCCATGTTGACCGTGCTGCCCACCCTGGAGGTGCGCAAGCGCTGGGTGCGCCAGCGCCTGGACCCGCTGCTGACCGAGACGCCGGTCATCCGCGCCCTGTTCGACGCGCGCCGTGCCCGGGACGCGGGCAATGCCGAGGACATGAAGGACTTCCCCGGCGGCATGCTGGTCATCGGCGGCGCCAACAGCCCCGCCAGCCTGGCGTCCATGCCCATCCGCTACGTCCTGTGCGACGAGGTAGACCGCTTCCCCTGGGAGGTGGGCCAGGAAGGCGACCCGCTCGGCCTGATCGACGAGCGCACCAAGACCTTCCCGCGGCGCAAGGTGCTGCTGGTGTCCACGCCCACGGTCAAGGGCGCCGCATCGAGGGCGAGTATGAGAAGTCCGACATGCGCCAGTACCACGTGCCCTGTCCCCATTGCGGCGAACTGCAGGTGCTGCGCTGGCGCCATGACGACGGCCGCTACGGGCTGATCCACAACGCCGCCACCGGCGCCGTGTACTACGCCTGCATCCACTGCGGCGAACGCATCGACGAGCACCACAAGCCCGCCATGCTCGCCGCCGGCCGCTGGATCCCGCGCCACCCGGAGCGCGCGGTGCGCGGCTATCACCTGTCCGGCCTGTATTCCCCCATCGGCCTGGGCTTCACCTGGGCGGAACTCTGGCGGAAATGGGAGGAAGCCCACGGCGACACCGCCAACCTCAAACGCTTCATCAACACCACCCTGGGCGAATCCTGGGAGGAGCAGGGCGACAGCATCGAAGACCTGGCCCTCATCGCCCGCCTGGAGGACTACCCCGAGACCCTGCCCGCCAGCCTGCGCACCGCCGGGGTGGACGTGCAGAAAGACCGCCTGGAAGCCTCCATCGTCGCCTGGGGCGCCGGCGAGGAAGGTTGGCTCATCGACCACCTCATCCTGCCCGGCGACACCGCCCGGCCGGAAGTCTGGGAAAACCTGCATGACGCCCTGACCGACGCCGGCATCGCCTTCGCCGCCATCGACTCCGGCTACAACACCAGCATGGTCTACGCCTTCACCGAAAAGCGCCGCTGGTCGGTGGCGGTGAAAGGCATCACCGGCATGGGCCGCCCCCTCATCGAGGACGAAAAGAAGCGCCGCCAGCGCCTGCGCAACCGCCGCAAGAAAGCCGCCCACGTGGAACCCCTGGGCGTGGACCAGGGCAAGGCCCTGCTCTATGCCCGCCTCAAACTGCCGGTGCCCGGCCCCGCCTACCTGCATTTCCCCAGGGACCCCGCCTTCGACGACGAATACTTCGCCCAGCTCGCCGCGGAAAAGCTGGTGACCAAGATCCGGGGCACCCGCCCGTTCCAGGAATGGGTCCAGACCCGGCCCCGCAACGAGGCCCTGGACTGCCTGCTGTACGCCCTGGCCGCCCTGCGCCTGAGCGGCAAGGCCGAATCCCTGGGCGCCGGCGTCGCGTTCGGTGGGCGCATCACATTAACCGACTGGAAACGCGCGACAACGCGCGAACGGCCGCCGCGCGTGGCGGAGGATGTCAGGATCTTGACCTGGCTGTCCCAGTGGGCGATGCCTTCCCGGATGGTGGCCAGGTCGGCATACGTCAGCATGCGGCCGGACTCATGGCGCACGGATTGCCCGCCCAGTACGGCCGTCTCCGCCGCCAGGTATTCGGAGAGCTTGGCCTCTGCCTGGGCCAGGGTGATGCCTGCCATTTCAACCTCGCGCGATGGTTTTGCTAACCGTAGCCGGTCGGTGTCTCATTGTCTGGCGAGGGGTGAGACATTCACCGCCGCTTGAGATACCGATACATC